GCAATATTAATTGCAGGAATAGAAGTAGGAATCATATCCTTCTTCTGAAAGAATTTCGAATCGGCTAGGATAGCCGTATCTTTAATCGTAGAGTTTTTCTTAATTTTATCAAGTATAGACATAGTATAGTTCCTTATAGTTCACATATTATAATATAGATCAGTAGTAAATTCAATTCATTTACTGATATTTGGATATTTAATTTCTTACTTCTTTAGTAACGTCAGGCCACCATTCGGGATCTGGGTCTAATTTATTTTTGTAAAGTTGCTTAATTCGTTTTTCATATTCTTCTTTGCTTCCAACAACTCGCTCCGAAACTACATCTAATACATAGTTCAAGGTTACAGCGTTTGGACTCAGTTCTGCGCATCTAGCGGTTACCTCATTCTTTAAAAGATCCAACAAAATACTTTCAGAACTATCGGCGAGAACTTTAACAAACTGTTTAGGAACGTGAAGATCTATTGTACTGTATACATAATCATAATGTGGTAATGGGCTATGATGTAAAATATATTCGTCTTTTACTTCTATACGTTTAAACCCATCTTTATTATACCAAACTGCTCGTTCATTGGTTATCTCATCTGGAGAACCTAATTTCTTAGTTAGATGAATAACAAAATCTTTTGGCTCTTCATTGTCCCATTGACTAAGAAAATTATTGTCTTCAACAATATATTGTACGAATTTTTTCATTTTTTTATATCTCTATTTACTGACACCAACTTTGTTTAGCTTCACCAAAGTACTCTCTTGCAAATCCATTTTTAATTAATTCAGCTCTTAAACTTACCCCATTAAGAATCATATCACCAAGGATACGACCTCCAAATTTATCCCAACCATATAATATGACTTGGTGTTTTTGCGTAGAAGCTATCGCGTTCTTTGTAAAGGCAGACGCAGCCTGACCTCTCTGTTCCTCAATAGGGCACTGGGCGCGATGTCCTTTTTCAGGAGTATCTACTCCAAAAATACGTACTGCAAGCTCAGGCTTTAACGGAGCAGGTAGATAGGGGGCAGCAATAACTACAGTATCTCCATCGTTTACCCGTAGAATTTTTGCATCATAGAGTACTCCCTTAGGTGTTTTTTGAGCAAATACTTGAGTTACTAATAAAAGACATAGAACTGTAATAAACTTTTTCATCCGAATAATCCTTCTAACGATGCGGTTTCTTTAACCTGCCATCCTATGCAGCTAAGTAAAGAGTTTAGGGGTTCAAGAAAAGACTTCTCAAACATTTTATCATAATCAATATAGTCACGTATTTTAAATTCAGGCGGTACTTCACCTGCAAAAGTAATAACATGAGTACCCAGTGGGTTCGGTTCACGAAGATACAAGAACTTAATCTTATCACCTTCTTGAATTAACTGATACTTCTTCTCCAGGTCCTTACTAGTAACTAGATGATTATATATAAGAGCACCACGTACGTGAATAGGGGTACCCTTTTTAAAGATACCATCAGAAGAGGCATACTCTTTTATACCATTTACTCCTCGAGGAAAAGCAATATCCTCTGGATCTAAATTATGCCACTTAACCTCTAAGTCAGCTACAAACTGCCTTAACGTCATTTCGTCTTTAGTAAGCGCAATCGATACAGCTTCTTTAAGCGCTTTTCGAACCGGGGCAGGAGTAGAAGACCTTACAATCTCCATTCCTAAAACCTTCAGCTTAGGCGGATCATAAGCTACACCTTCAGAATTATATACATTAACAGCATATCGCTTTTTAGCAATCCAAATACCCCTATCGGCAATAATCTCACGTTTAAACTTAATCTTACGTTGGTAAGTATTCAGATAATCCGTGAGAGACTCGCAAGCATCATTAATCGTCGGTTCAATTTGAGTTGCACAATACTTATCGAGCACATCGACGATGGTTGGTTTATCCTTACCTTTAAGATTTTTATCAACCAATGAACCAAGAGTAATATAGGTAGAATCGGTATCAGCGTAAAAAGAATAATTAGCATCTTTAGTCCCTACCTCTTTATTTATAAATTCATTCAACTTTTCCGCTACCGAACGAATTAACAATTGACCAGTCATCGTAATACCTTCAGCAATCCTGATATCGTAGAATCTGAAGTGAACGTTACCCAATGCACCGTAAAGAGAGTTCATTAAAATCTTAGCAGCCATCTGCTTGGAGTTAAGACTAGAAATTAAATTAAGATACTTCTTATCCTTCGTCTCTTCGTACTTACTCTGTACTGCTAACATCTCTTTCTTAGCTACTTGCCGAGAGGTAAAGTAGAAGTCAATTAACTCCGGAAACAATCCTCTTTTCTCACGAGTAAAGCATTGACCATTAGCAGTCATAGACCAATTTTTATTATGAATCTCAGTAGTATTTACCTCTCTATCCATAAGTCGCTGAATACTTTTTTCATCATCGGCTAAGAACTTTTGACCCTCTACCAAAGTTTCAGGAGACATATTCCAAGACATAATAATAGAAGGATACAGGGAGGTAGCATCAAAAGAAACCACCCAATCGTACTGGGCAGGTTTAGGTTCCTTAACATACGCACCCATGATAGTTCTATCTTTATCGGGATCAACTCCCGGAGGATTATGAACGATAATATTATTCTTTAACAACTTATTATACAGAATACAATCCCAAGTCCTAACAGAGGAAAAGATATCGGTATAGTTACATTTAGCATCATAAGCCATCGTAAGAATCAAAGTAATAATTCGCATCTTATCTTCAAGACGGTCTACCAACTCTACATCTCGAATATTATAATCTACAAACAACTCCCAGTCCTTGGTATAGAACTCCTTAAACGTTGCATGAGGATTCTTTAACTTATTTTCCCCAAGCTCCTCAAAGGCAACAGTATCGAGTTTATAATTCTCAACCATCTTATAAGAGAACTTCTTATACAGATCCATAAAGTCAAGAATAGAAATACCACACCACTCAAACGCCAACTCCGTACGGCCCCGGGCAGTTGGTACTTCGTATTGCCTTACATAACCCCACGGCGAACATTCATCTAAAGCCTTTTCACCAAGTACTTTTGTAATGCGAGTAGATAGATAGGCTATATCAAATAACTGGCTATTCCAACCAGTAGTTACATCGGGGTAATCGGACTTATGATGATTAATAAACTGACGTAGAAGATCGAACTCATCCTTACATTGAATATAAGTTGAATTAGGCTTCTTACTTAGATAGGGACCACAACCGAAAGTAGTAATTACCTTTGTATTAAAGTCCTGCACAGATATAAGGGTAACTTCTTCTTGAGCAGCCCTTGGGTCAGGAAATCCGTATTCAGTAGTAGTCTCAATATCGATAGTTACTATCTTTATTAGCGATATATCGAATTCAACCGTATCAGGAAACATCTTACTGGTAAACTGATATCCGTAATTCTTATTACCAAAGATAGGAAAATTACTTACCTCTTTATACTGATCGACAAAATTACGAGCTTCTTTAATCGTACTGAATTTAACCTTTTCGAGATTATCGCCCCACAGCGATTTAAATTCTGAAGGTTTACCAGAACGAACATATAAAGTAGGTTGAAAGGGAATCTTTTCCTTTACGCGTTTACCATCCTTAAAGCCACGAAAATGCACGTAGTTACCGCGCGTATAGATATTAGTATAGAAGAGCATCTTTCTATTATATATTACCTTGCCAAACGTTGCAAGCTCATTCGGTCATAAATATAAAGTAATTCCTACCAACCTAAAAGGTTAAAATGAAGAACACCTATAAACTAGGCGCTTTCTTCGTTATGTCTATATTATCTGCTGCTATTTCTGCACAGACAACCAATGATTCGAAAATACCGGTAAATACCAATACCTCTCCTTTACCTTTGTGTAAAAAATGGACCTGGAGTGGGGATGTCTATAGTAGAAAAGTGATTTGTTTGGAATGGAGAGAAGAAAAACAAAACAAAGAAGGTAAAAAGAAATGATAGATCCAATTACAGCACTAGCGGGCATTACGTCAGCTATTAGTATGGTTAAGAAGGCAGCTCAGGTTGCTAATGATCTAGGCTCTCTTGCTCCCATGATTGGCAAGATGTTTGATGCTAAGAGTACTGCTACTAAAGCTCTTATGGAGTCTAAGAAAACAAGTGGTAAATCCAACATGGGAACCGCCCTCCAGATTGAAATGGCGTTAGAGCAGGCCAGAGCTTTTGAAGAAGAATTAAAGATGCTGTTTATGCAGACGGGCAAGATTGACGTATGGAATAAGATCAAAGCCCGTCAAGCAGAAATGGATGCTGATGATGCTAATGATATAAGACTATTTAACGATCAAGAACGTAAGCGTAAACAAAAAGAAGCAGAGTTAAATGAATGGGCAGTAATTTTAGGAGCAAGTGCATTTGTTTTATTTATTCTGTTTATTGGTGGATATGAACTCCATCAGTTTTGTCAAACAGGTAACAGGTGCGGAAGATGAACGAATATCAAAAAACCTTTGATATGTGTTTAAAGATATTTGTGTATGGAAGTGTAGCGTTATATTTTTTAGGGTTTCTTAAATTTCTTCCGGATGACTTGTCGGATAGAATAGTTAATGGTTTAATAGGTAGATTTCTACCTGGTTAATAAATATAAAAGGAGAAAATTATGTTAGATATTTTACTTTGGGTAGCAGTAGGTGCATTTATTGGCTGGAATTTTCCCCAACCATTCTGGGCTAAAATGATGCAAGAAAAAATACAAGCAATGATTGCTAAAAAATAAGGCAAGTAAATGCACAATGATATAAAACTATTTAAGTGGGCAATAGCCTTACTGTTAATACCTGTAGGTTTAGCATTTTTTGGTAAAGACAGCTTTCGCTATCCCTGCCACGACCCTGCAAACTGGGAAAAAGATTTTTGTAAAGTACCTATATGTGATGTTAACCGAA